CGTACAGGCTCTTGTTCAACAGTGGACTTGTCGGGGCTAGGGCAGTGAACCAGTCACGGTTACCTTCTTTTGCCTGCTCGATGTTACGCGCGTAGACACGCGCATACTGCGTGACAGCCTGCAACGGTGCGAACAAGCCAGCGGTGAGCAGACGTGTCACGTTCTTGAAGCCAGAGAACCAGCGGGCGTCATTGTGATCCTTGATGTCAGCCTTATCGGGCTTCACATCCAAAGCATCGAGAGCGGTAGCGACATCAGCGTACGATGCCGCTTTGTAGCCGTCATAACCCTGAACTTGCTTTGCGAGCGTGTCATAGTGGGCAGCGTTTGCCACAGCAGGGGAATCAGCATTGAGACCAAGACGCGAGAATGCCACTGAGGCATCAGGCGACATGTTCGGGTAGCGCCCGAAAAGGTCACGCAAAATAAGGGTTTGCTCAAACTTGTTTTCAGCGTAAGTACGGGCGATGCGCATAGCCTCGGCAGCGTTCACCTGATGCGCGATGGGACGGTTGACGCCGTTAGGCTTCTCCCACTGCTCCTTCGGAATGAACAGCATGTCCTTCGTTTTACGAATAGGACCGATGCGCTCGTTGCTAGGTACGTTCTTGTCAGCCATCACAGTCCATCCGAATCGAGCATCTCAACGATACGACGCAACGACTCAGACGGAAAAGCCATGTACGCTGCGCGAATAACAATATTGGGGTCATCAGAGTTGATCATTTGAGAGATTGGTTGCTGCACATAGTTCGCACCAGGACCGACAGGCGCACCATCGGTCACTGGAAGATCAGGTCGAGTATCGGGGTCGAAAAGACCCATGACCTTGCGTTGGGGTGTGCTGCTACCAGCCATCTTCGCCGATGTCTGTAACTCCTGCAACTGCTTACGCTCACCATACTGCCCAGCGGGGATTTCCATGGAACCCTGAGTGGGGCTTCCATCAGTACGGCGTGAGAGGGCTCCAGGGCCAGACACGGGTGCTGGATTATTCGGCTTGCGATATCCGCCTCGTGGCATTACTCTTCACCACCTTCTTCTTCTGTAGGGTAAATCTCGTTCGATAGGGCATACTGCACGAGACCCTCGTGCCGCCACGGCGGCGAGTTCTCGTCACACACAGTGAACGTGTAGTAGTCGCCCTTGCTGTCAACCCATTCGGTGATCAGCACATAGGATGTACACATCGCACCCTCATGGTCGATGTGGTTCTTGACTGTGAGGTTGATCAGGTCGATGATCTGTTCGCGATCAACCTCATCCATTGTCATCCTCCGAGTTGTGCCAGCATCGTACCGATATCCATCGGCGGTTGCGCTTGCGCGACAGCCTCAGGTTGTGGGGGAACAGGAGCCCCAGTGGTGGCCTCACCCAACGGGCTCATCGACTGTTCAGGTGTCGGGCCTTGCGCTGGGGGCGTTTCCACTGGGGAAGGTGGTGGTGGGGGAGGAGGTGCGAAAACCTTTTTGACAGCATCCTCTACTGCAACCCCACCGCGTCTCATGTCGATGACGTCAGCGATCTTCATCACCAGTTCCGATGGGTCGGCACCTTGTGTCGCCATCGCGGGGATGGCTTGCGAGATTGCCATCAGTGATGATGTGAGCGCGTTGCGCATCTTCTCAATGTCGATACGTTCCTGCTCTGCGACGACATTCATCGACCAGGGCAGTTCACGCATCACGAAGTCACGGGAGATGAGGTCAGCCTGCAGAGCCTGAAGGCTGAAGATCAATGCGCGGGACGGGTCCAGACCCGACATGAGACCGTACCGCACCTGCACGGTGTAGTCGCCCTTGATGTCAGTGTACGGCGTGTACGTCAACTCGTACGGAGCACCGTTGTAGATGCCGCGCATGGTCTTCGTGGCGGGGAACAGTGCCTCGTCCATGTGGAAGCACAGGCTGATGACATCCTCGAACGCCTCGGACAGGATCTGCTGACCCGCCTTGATCTGCGTGTCGAAACCACCGAGCAGTGCTTGGATACCTTGACCTGTGATGACGGATGCGTCGATGACGCCGGAGCGACCCTCGGGATACCGTGAGCCAAGACGCATCTCGTTCTGCAGGGCTGCCTGCTCAGTGAACGCGGCAGGGGAAATGTCCAAGCCGACACGGCGAATAGACTGTGGGTTCGCCGAACGCAGGATGGCATCAGGTCCGAAGGCAAACTCTTGCACATCGTTTGGCAATGCCAGTGGTGCCATGACGGACTTCTCGGCAGCGTCCATGGCGAGGTAGGCGAAACGTGCGCGGGCAATCTGCACCCACAGCACGTCATCGAACTGGCCTCGCGGCTCATCGGGGTCGATACCTGGTCGCCGTGCAACCACGGTCATCATCTTCCCAATCGGGTTCGGTGCGTAGGTGAGGACAAAGTTGCCACGGTCAGGCAAGTACAGGATGACCTGGTCCTTGTCCTCGTAGCGCACCAACTCCATCTGCGAGTTCAGGTCGTGGTCTTCCCGCCCATATCCACCGAGGATCTGAACCTCATACTCTGGGAAGTCGACGATCAGTTCACGCACAGTCTTGATGTACCGCTTCGTGAACGACACGAGGCGACCGTACTTGTCAAACTCGGGGTAGGAACCCAACGGGTTCTCGATACGGATGCGGGGCATCTGGTTCTCGAAGTCGGGTTCGACGACGATCGGCAGGAACGCGTAGGTGAGATACCAGTCGGCACCAGTGTACATCTGTGACTGGAACTTCGACGTCTGGATGTAGTTGTTGGCGATCATGGTGCGCTTGTCGGCGAACTTCTTCGCCCGCTCAGAGTTCACGTTCGATGTCGAGCAGTTGAACGACGGCAGTGGGGCGAGCACTTCAGCCATGTCGCGGGCAGCGACGTCGACGAAGTTGGCGACCATCGGTTTCGGCATGCCCTCAGGGAACATGTCTGGCGCGATACCGGAGATCTCCCCCTTGCGGACGGCAAGGATGTCCTGCATCGCCGCGTCGCGGTTGAAGTTACGGTGCTTGAGTGCAGTAACCTTGTCCGCGATCTGTTCGATAGTCAAAGCCATGTTGTTCCCTAAATGTAGATGACATTCTGCTCAGAGTACAGTTCGTCAAGATTGACGACAGTCTGGTTCATGTTGTTACGCATCGTCGCATACCTGTTCGGCATGTGGTGTGTCCTGTGGGTTCCGTGGTTGATCAACTCCTTGGCACGGATCTCACAGAACCACAGGGCCATCACACAGTCGGTCGGGTTCTTCGTGTCAGGTTTCCAGGTGATCAACTGCTGGATCAGTGCCTTCACATGCTCATTGTTCTCAGGTGACGGCAACTCGATCAGCGCCGAATCGTCAGGTTCCCCATCGCGCAGGTAGCCGAACAGGGCTGACATGGAGGCGACACCGAAGTTGGAGTCCCACTTGTTCTTGCCTGTGAAGTGCTCACGCAGTTGGATACCACGGGTAGCCAGCCACTGCCTGAGATCCTCATCAAGGGCGAATGCCTTCTGGAAGGCGTTGATCTCGATACGCACCTCAAGGGGGCGGTACTTGACTGCCCACTCCTCGATCAGTCCGCGGATCTTCGCGGGTGTCGGATCGTGCATGTTGTACACGTCCAGCACCATGCGGTAGCCTGTGTTCCGTTCGAACGCGTACACGATAGCGGCAGTCTTGCCGACCATGGCAGGGTCCAGTCCCATGATGGTGACCCATTCGCCCCCATCGGGGTGACCACGCTTACCTGGCTGTAATGGTCCAGCGCGGCGGAGACGGTTCGTGCAGTCGTTCACCAGCACGGGTGAGAAGACGGCGTCCTCTTCCACGTCCTCCTGCTGGTACACCAGCGCCCATGTGGCGGGGTTCACCTCAGCGCGACGCTGGAACAGGGTCCTGCCGTCCCATTTGACAAAGTGACCGTTCTCGTCCTCTTCAAGCATCCAATCCTCGTCGGCACCGTCCCATGGGCGGTCCGAGCGGGGCCACAACGTGACCCAATCCTTACGATTGTCTGCGAACTCCAAAACCGCTGGCATAGCCAAGTATGTGAACGGTGACCTGCCACCAGACCAGTGATCAGGGTTACGCAGTTCCTTGTACAGGTCAATGGACGACACACGCGTCCCGACGACGATCAGGGAACCTGTGGCACCGACACGGGTGATAACCATCTTCTGCAACCAGTTCAGTTGCTTCTCCCACTCGTGGGCGTTCGACGTGGTCACCACGTCATCAAGGATGATGATATCGGCACGAGTACCGTAAATCTGCTGCCCCATACCGATCGCCTGAACGGTAGGGTCCTTCTCCCCAGAAGCCCGCTGAAGATAGATACGATCAGCAGTCCACTGGTCAGCCGTGGCCTGATACCCGCCAGGGGGCCCGTACACGGACTGCAGTTTAGCCCACGGCTCCTCAGTGAGCCGCTGCTTGATCGAATACAAGAACTCCTTAGCACGAGTCTGAGTCTGCGACACAATCACAATCCGCACATTCGGATCCATCGCAATACGGTACGTCGCATACCCCACAGTCACCACAGTAGACTTCGCATGCTCAGGAGGAACATTGATCAGAAGGCGCTTCGGATTCCCAGACTCATACGTCATCGCCTCATGCAGCCACGACGGCTCCCGCCCCTCCAACACATCAATCCACGACTGATGATGCGGAAACACCTCAGAGTTCAAAAACTCCCGCGAGAACGTCGCAAAATCCACCGCAAACTTACCACCCGCAAGAGTCGACTCCAAAAGCCGCTGCGCATCCCCCTGAGCGTCCTCCAACGCAGCAGCGAACTTCGCATCCTCCAACCAGCGACGCAACACAACCCGCTTACGCCCCACCAACGCCAAAGCCGCATCCAAATCAACCCCAGCCGCAACCTGCTCCAGCACCCTAGCCTTATCAGCATTAGCCTTCACCACGAAATGGTGATCAGCACCACCCTTAGCAGCCACAGCAACCAGATCCCGTCTATAATAGACGCGCAAAAAGCGCGTCGAAAAAACAACCAAATAATCGGGCGCCCGCCAGAGGCGCCCTCTATAAAAACCCTCTACTATATATAACCCCATTATAACACCCCCGTAACGAAAAAAAACCAAAGAAAACCCTGAGAACCCCCCACTGAACCTGAAAATACGCGCAAAAAAAATATCAGAGAGTCATACATACAGGGGTCCCCATGGATTTAGCATGGGGGGGTCATTGTCCGTTTTGTTTGGGTTGTCTGGAATGTCCGATTTGTCCATAATATGGATATTATGCCCACTAGGTCTGTCGGCGTGTCCTGCCAGGTAGGGCTTGCCAGGGGGCGGAAAGTCTGATTAGATGCTCCTAGTGGACGCCACTGGGGCGCCACGGAAAGGCAGGACATCATGGGTAAGGCAATGGCAAGTCACGCGGGCGTGGATAGCGCGCTCGCTTCCATCGTGGCAGCCTCGCAGGCTGCTGCGGACAAGGCTGGGCAGGCTCACGCAAAGGCGGTTCAGCGCGTGGCGGTTCTCATGGCTGCGGGAGTGTCCGTGGCTGCCGTGCGTGACGGCATCACGCGCAACTCCGCGCTCGCTGAGGTCGGCGTCAAGGGCTCCTACGCGCAGTTCTTTCCGCTGATTGCTGAGGCGGTCAAGTTGGACGGCGCGCCCGCGCGTATCTTCGGCACGGACGGCATCGCTCCCGCGATTGCCACGCGCCAACAGGCTGCGGTCAAGGCAGGCGCAGGCAAAGGGTGGACTGACAGGGCGCGCGCTGCGCTCGCTGACGTGTCCTCGTGGGACGCGCTGCTCGCGCTGCTGCTGACGCCTGCTGAGGCTGAGGCTGCTGAGGCTGCCAAGGCTGAGGCTGCTGAGGCGCGCGCTGCTGCCAAGGCTGCCAAGGCTGACGGCGCAGCCGTGCCGGTGGACTTGTCTGAGGGCTTGGGCGAGTTTCTGCTCATGCTGACCACGGTCGATCCCGCGAGCCTGTCGGCTGACGTGCGTAAGCAACTCGCGAGCGTGTCCAAGGCTTGCGGGCAACTTGCCAAGGGTGAGCGCGCGAGCCTGTAAGCGCCCCCGCAGGGTAGCCCCTGCCCGCTACGGCGGGCGGGGGCTTTCCCATGCCCGAGGCGTCCTCCGGTCAGGGCGCTCGGGCGCCCGCCCACATTATGGG